TATATATGAGAAAAGTAAATGATTAAACTCAAGGCAAGAATACCGAAGAAGAACTATGAGTCTGCACTTAAGCACTTCAATAACGAAAAGGAATTGATAGACTTTCTAGAGATCAAGCTAGACACATTCATGAGGAATAACTACCACAAAGACCATGAACTTAGAGAGGATATGGTAGAAGTAGATATCAACTTCAATGAAGCATTAACTAAGGTTTTAGCCAGGTATTGCAATAAGTATAACATAACATTTGACAGGATAATAAATAGATATATAACAAAGCTAATAAACAAATGAGTAAAGCAATCGGATATATACGTGTAAGTACAGATATGCAGGCAGACAAGGGTACTTCCCTTGAGAACCAAGTGCAACGCATAAAAGAGTACGCCAAGAAGAAAGGGTTAACCTTAGAGCATATATACGAGGATGCCGGTTTCAGTGGTAAGAACACCAATAGGCCGGCATTCAAGGAGATGATTGAAAGAATTGATAAAGGGGGAGTATCCGCTTTGATCGTATGGCACTCTACACGTTTCGCTAGAAACTTACGTGACTTCATCAATCATATGGCAGACCTGGAGAAAAAGAAAGTAAAGTTCTATTCCATAGAGGAGCCTGAGATGAGTGGTTCTTCAGGAAAGGCAATGCGTAATCTAATGGCTGTATTTGCAGAGTATCAATCCGATGTTACCGGTGATCATACAAGATCTGTCAAGCACAATCTAAAAAAGAATAAGAAAGTATACTGCCCTAACCCACCTCTTGGTTATCAGAATGTAGAGGGGAAACTAGTAAAGGATCCTTTCTATTACAATATCGCTCAGATAATAATCGAACAATATAATAGTGGTACATCTCTATGGAAGATAGCAAAAGGGTTAAACGACAAAGGGATCAAAGGGAATAAGGGCGGCAAGTTCTATCCATCAACAATCAAAAAAGTAATAACAAATAATATATACGATGCTAATAACTAAACAAGACTTTCAATTACTAGAAGAAGTTCTATTTGCTATTGAGGAATCATCAGGCATATCAAGAAAGTTCTTCATCAAGAAAAGAACAAAAACAGCCTTGGCAATACTGCTTAGGCAAATTGCTATATACATGTTAAGGAACCAGGGAGGCTTTGGTGTAGCCGAGATAGGACATCTAGTAGGTGGATATCACCACTCTACAATCATACACAACATCAAGAAGATGGAGCAGATGATTCAGTTTCCCAATATATATAAAAAGGAAATGGCTATGTATAATGAAGTAATGAAGGAGTATAATGGACAACAAGACAAAGAGGTTATTTGAGTATCTACTAGTCAAGGTATGTGGTGAAATACCTGATGAGGTTAAGCCATACCTATCTACTCAGTCTTTTGTGCCTCCTACGTATAGTGAGGTAGAGATTTACTTAAGAGAACAGAATGTTCTGAGTCCCAAAGAAAATGCAGAGAAGTTCGTAGACTTTTACGAGGCAAAGGGATGGATGATCGGTAAGAATAAAATGAAGAATTGGAAATCAGCAATAAAAACATGGAAGCTAGAGAAAAAAGGAAAGATATTTTAATCAAAACGGTTTTTATAATCATATACTTAGTATCATCATATTACGGTTTCAAATTCTTTTTACAAATACATGGAGCAATTTAATTTAGACAAACTAAAAAAGACTATAGACGAGTTCTATGAAGTTAAGACCAAGAGCGATAAAGTATGGGCAAGAAAGTGCTTTTCTTTTATAGCATACAACTTTTCAAGCCTAACGATTGAAGAGATATCAAAAGAGTACGATGCAAAAGAAGCCCTCATACTGAAGGATATACAAGACTTCACCAAGATATACCTCAACCACAGGGAATGCATATCTGATATAAATGAAATAACAGAGAAAGCATTATGACGTATCGTACTTTAATGATGGCTTGTGCAGCTCACAGAAAAAAAGGAGAGAAAGTAGTTGAGATCAATGTTAATCCTTTACTGTATAGCAAATACAAGATTAAATCAATAACCTATGACAATGAGGTAATCCCAATAATATCTTCTGGATGGAAAGAAACAGAAGGATATCACTACAAGGAGTTACAAACATCAGAAGGGGTTTTAATAATCCGAGAGATGACATATCGAATTATATAATATATTTGCAGGTTCATGAACTCATACAAATTACAAGCAAACGGGATTAACTTAAGAGGCAAGCAGTCAGGTCAGATTAAAACAGTCTGCCCAAAATGCTTTGCAGATAGGAAAAAGAAAAACGATCCATCTTTATCTGTGGATATAGACAATGGAGTATGGAACTGTCACCACTGTGGGTGGAGTGGAGGTGTGAATGAATTTGTTCGTCCTGAGACCCGACCGGCATTGACCAGCGACTCTATATACAATCACTTCCGCAAAAGATTAATCAAGGACAATATTGTTAAGCAGTTCCAAGTAGGGCAAGCGAAAGAGTGGATGCCACAGGATCAAAAAGAACACAATGTAATCTGCTTCAATTATCACATGGATGGCGAACTGATTAACATTAAGTTCAAAACATCAAGTAAGATGTTCAAGATGGTCAAGGACGCTATGAAAATACCGTACAATATTGATAGCATAAAGGATCAGGACTACGTGATCATATGTGAAGGAGAAGAAGAGTGTATGGTATGGACACAGGCTGGTTACTCATCAGTTATATCCTGTCCGAATGGGGCAAGCAAGAATAATAATAATCTAGAATGGCTAGATCGTGTATACGAAAGACTTGAAGATAAGCAAATATTCCTAGCCACTGATAACGACGAACCAGGCAGAAAGTTGCAGCATGATTTGGCTAGGCGGTTCTCGTCTCACGACGTACGCATCATCAATATACCTCTAAAGGATGCCAATGATGTACTCGTAGACACAGGCATCGAAACACTTCAAGAATTGTATAGGTCTGCTAAGCCATTGCCTGTAAAGGAAATATCACGGGCCTCAGAATACTTTGACCTTGTAAAGTCTTACAAGAAAGATGGATACCCTGTTGGATCTAAGGTAGGATTGTTTCGTACCGATTTACTTATATCTTGGAGTCGTGGTGAACTGGTTGTTCTCACAGGTGTCCCTGGCATGGGTAAGACTACTTGGTTAGATTACATGTACCTTAGGCTAGCATACAAAGAGAATTGGAAGTTCGGTATATTCTCACCTGAGAATACAGCCCCTCTTAAAATCACTCGCATGGCTGAGCAAATGATGGGCATGACTATGGCAAATCAGAATGAGATGCAAACCAATCACGCCCTTAACTTTATAGATAAGCATTTCTTCTTTTTCAATATTGAGGAGATGAATGATTATAATATAGATAGTATACTAGCAACAGCTAAAATGATGGTTCAAAGACACGGTATTGATTGCTTATGCTTAGACCCATTCAATTACCTAGAACAAGAAGGATCTGAATCTGCACATGAGAAGATAGGTCTTCTACTTAGAAAGCTAAAGAAATTTGCTACTGTAAACGATGTAAATGTAACCTTGGTAGCACACCCAAGAAAGATGGAGAAGACAGGCAATCAGTATCACGTACCTCGCATGTATGATATCAGTGGGTCTCATCACTTCTTCAATGTACCTGATGTGGGCATGGCTATACACAGAGACTTCGAGACAGGCTCAGTAAGTTTATACGTTCAAAAGGTCAAGTATCATTTCCGTGGGCAGATAGGATCTACGGATTACGTATTTGATATTAATACCGGTAGGTATGGAGAGAACGATTCCTTTGATGTTTTATACGATAAGTAATGGAAGTATTAGGAATACCTTGGGAGTGGAAGAACAAAGGCAGGTACAAAGAAAGAGTGCCTGAGAAAAAGCCCGTGATTATGGTGCAAGTTCAAGACCCAGCACATATCCTATACGATAAGCCTATATATTATCTGAGACCCGATAATCAAGGTAAGAACTTCTATCACCTATCGGGTGGATGGTCAAAGCTATGCGATTTTGACGATATAAAGATGTTTGTCAATAGAGGAGATGTTTACGTTCGTAAAGAGAATGAAGATTATAAATAAAAAAAGAATAGGCTTAATTGTAATTGATGATCTGTACGAAGAAGAGGATGTAGATGAGAATACTCCTTACATGGGGATAACTAGGAACAATATAGATATCAAGGTCATCCTTCTGGCTATGAGAGAACATATGCTGGATAAGAAACTCAAATTCACTAATGACTTTCATGTTAAAGGCAGTGATGTAATCGTGCCTTCTCTTAAGAATACATTTTCTCTAGAATATGTAGGTGACTATATTATTTTTAGAAATGGCAAGTTTAGATCGCATAGGATCCCTTGCACATTTGATGAAGATGGGCAAGTATCTATGGAAGTCATAGACTACATAGTAGCCCTAGTTGAACACTTACAGCTCAATTAATCTTAACCTCTTTCCATACCCTAACGTAACGCCCATTCCTCAACTCAAGAACCGGTATGGTTTTCTTTGAAGGCTTCACAGCAGTTTCATTCTGCTTGTGCCTCTCTATAATGTTCTGATGCAATATTTCACAAGCCACCATGGCATCCACAATATCCGTATTCTCCACTAGGTAATTCTTTGCCTCCTCAATGATTTCCCGGAACCATATCAAATCCGTATAGTGGTTTAAGTAATCTACTAGATACTTATTACCTCTCTCAGACGTATGATCGCTTTTGTAGTACCCAAACATATCCTCCTTCTTGTGGAATCCTTTACCTAGATTGATTGGCTTCTTGGCTAGTAGCTTGAGCTTATTCAATTGCTTGTACTTCTCAAGGACCACCCCACCTCTATTAATCTCTAGCATTGCTATGGCATTATTATAGTACTCCTGTAGCAATACCATATTACTTATGATTTGGTCTGGATCTGAGTCCCGTTCGTAGTAGAAAGCTACGTATTCATTCGTGTCTATATCCTTTATAACAATAGCTTGCTTAGATCCATCTCCCATACTTTTGGAGACAAAAGGGATAGGGTCAATACCTGCTATGTACGTATGGTTCTTAAGTGGCCTATGTAAAAAACGCATATTACTAGTCAAGTCTGGCTTAATCTGAATAACTCCATTAACATCCCTGTATAGGGTTGACTTCTCTACTTGTGGCTTCTCACTTAATATTATTCGTTCCTGGGTATTTAGCTTATCAATGATATGCTTAGGTAAGTTACCTTGTGCGCTGAAAGAGAATACCTCTTGTATATCCAATGGATATTGCTTGATAAAAGAGTTTAAGAAAGATTTGTCTTCTATCTTGTCTAGTTTATCACGTGTTTTTAATATCCACTCTCTTGCACCTTCTTTATCTGAATGCCCATTAGGACAGAAGTTTATAATTTTTCCTGTGGGAGTTCCTTTGTCGTCCAGCTCTGGAGCTTCCATGATACCCATATCTCCTGGCAAAAACACAGTCAGAAGGTTCAGACTCTCTGCGTTATCCCACAGATTCATGGCTAGCTTTTGACCAACGCTTGTTGACTCACCAGCACTACCACCAATTACAATGGGTGCAATCTTAACAAAGCCAGACTTAACACTTGCTTGAGCAGACTTATATACCTGATCCGCTTTAGGATGTAGCATAGCCTCGTCAATAAATACGTGCATAGCACGATATGCCTCAAATGCAGATGGTGTATCTACCGTCTCTTTAGTTACTATCTGGGAATCCAGGCCGTGTATCGTACCGGTACTCTGATCCCTTTTACCCATGTGCAAGTATCCAGCCTGTCTATTAGACACAACTCCTGGCCTTATATATTCATTTAGGCTATCAAATACTACCCTTGTCTTGCTCTTGTATAATTCCTCTAGTCTTTGCTTATCCGCACTAGTGATAAGACTTGTTGATCCGGGATTGGTTAATGCAATCCACACAGGTATAATACCTCCGAATATCAAAGACAAACCGACCTCACGCCTCTTGGTTACGAATAAATCATTATTAGATTTTCTGGCTTCTTCGTATGCAGCATAAATCAAATTGTCTACATCACGCCAGACAGGTCTCTTTTTAAATCCACGAGCATCCTTTACAAAGCCTTGAGTTAATGCAAAGTAGTGCGCCCCTGTTAAACCGTAACGCCCCTCGGTCCAATACTCTAACTCCTTACCCCACCATAAATCTTTTTCTTTATTGGTGGCATTGTCTGATAGACCATGTTTTGCGTACCATGACTCGTATTCAAACTGTGGTTTCTTCATTTCTTGCTTGACACTCTATCCATAAAAGAATCATTAGTGTCTTCCTCTTCCGTTTCAGGATATGCATCTAGCTGTGCATTCCGTATGGTCTTACTTACCTTGTCTCCAGACTCTAATAATCTGAGTAGGCTTTTCTGATATGGATCATCCAGATCCAATTCCTTAGAACGTATAAGAGCATTGATCTGCTCTGTCATAGATACAATGGTTACATAGAAATCCTTTGCTGGATCCTTGAGCTGTACCTGTATTCTTTCCAGAGCCTCCGCTTCCCTTATCTTATTTTCCTTTAGGAATGCCGTAAGCTTTGCGTAGCTCATTGATGTCTCTCTTCTTAAGTTCTATTTCCTTCTGACATTTATTAGCCTCGAATACATTATCGATGGCAGAATAATACTCATGCCAAGAGATGAGCTTCTGTAGCTCCTTAACCTCTTGGTCTATCTTTGCGTGATTCCTTTTATCCATGTTCTAAAATCAAAATGCATTAAATCTTCGGCTTCCACTTTCTCCCCCATGGAAAGGTAGAACCTTACAATATTACTTAGTGTTAATAATTGATCGGTTGTTGCTGTATTGGCAAACCTGTAATCGGAGTTAACGCCACCGATTATGGCTAAGTGTATCTCGTTTCCTGGACAGTAGTCTAAAGTGAATAATCTTCCATCTGAAGTTATGCAATGGGTAAAGATCGGAGTCCGATCCAATCCACCTATATGCATATCATAATCACTTCTACGATACTTCGCTCTCTCATGAGTCGAAACCATCGAAGCCCTTAGATTTTTTGGGCTGTACGTCCAATATATTTTCATCTTTTAATCTTTCTGTATACCAAATGCATTTCTGTAGATCCTCTACTGCATTCTTCTTGTTTCTGTATCTCCATAAATACTTTATGGCATTACCCTTTAGGTAGCCTAAAAATTCCTCACGAGACATGGATGCCTTGATGGCCTCAATACATTCAATATCTCCTTTCTTATAATGATCTGGGTTAATATTATCCATCTATATAAAATCTTTTGGCTCCACGAATATACAATATTTTTTGGGAACTCTGTAGAAGCTGTCCTTACCTCTTCTGCCGCCTTTGTTTATATACTTTTCCTCTCTGTATTCTTCTTTGAATATGATGGATGAGAAGCACATAAGAGCTGCACGGGTCTCAGAACATATTATGCAATACCAAAAATCTGTATCCTCCCACTTCTTTTTACGTGAGAGGAAGGATACAGTTGGAAATTGAAAGTCTTCCATGGTTGTCCATGGCCTACCTATTTTGACCTCTACTTCCCACCAAAGTTTCTTATCTTCTTTAATGGAGTACAAGTCAATGCCGTATCTATCTGGATTAGGGTACACATCGTGACCTCTTCTTTCTAGATAGTCTGTTAATAGTGCTCTTCCTAGGGGGTCGTTAGTTTCAAAGCTCTCTTTTAAAAACTTCATATTTTCTTGGAGACGAATATAATGGTTATTATTCCGGCAACAAAGCTTAAGAATATGTATAACCAATTCGTTTCCTTGATATTAAGTGTTTTACCAGCCACCTTAACTTCACGGTATACGGTATCTCTGAAGGATATAGTGTCCTGTTTTACGGTCACGTGGAAAACATCCTTGTACTTCTTAATGATAACCTTCTCCGTTTCTATTATGGTATCGTGCTGTAATATGAAAGAGTCCTTGTACTCCGGCACAAGAATCTCCTTCTCGGTTATTATGGTATCCTTTACTACTACAGTATCGGTCTCAACTAACCATGGATGCCTTTCTACCAAACGATCGTATCGCTTCTGAGGCCCGCAAGAAATAAGGGTGACAACGAGTGCCACCCATATCAAACGTATCATGAAATCTCACATGCCCCTCCTGCACAGGCGGCCTGATCAGCTAGGTTTGTATTGTCTACATCCTCTCTAATCATGGACAAATCAATATTATTTATATGCTGAGACATCTCATCAAATAGCTCCTCACTGATGTCCTCAAATGGAGTCTGAACATATGTTCCTAGATCCTCAGGTAAGAATGATAATCCGTTATAGAAATCCTTATTACCCCATAACCACTCACCAACAGGTCTCCACTCCTCCTTTTTTATAGTAACAGTTGCGGATATATTGTGGGTATTTTCCCCGTCTTTATGTCCTGGCTTGATCCATTTCATGTTAAACTGCTTGACTCTTTCTAAGAATTCTATGGCAGTTTCTGACCAACGAGTGATGGATCCTTGTGGTGCACGCTGTGGAATACTGATTACTGCTTGCTCCTCAGGCTTGAAGAAATCATCCTCCAATAACTCCGGCATTACCTCTTTTAAGTATGGGTAGATAGCCTCTTGCTTACCTACACGTACTCTACGGATGTAGTGCTCAGAGTGCCATGCATGGATACCTGAGCTGGTTCCTAGTACAATAGAAGATGTACCGCTTGGCTTAATACAGGTTACACGAGCTGCATGGTTGATGCATATATCGTCTGCTGTTACCTTGTTTATATCCTTAGCTATGGTTACTGCCTCTTCCATATTTAATTCTGAGACCCGACCACTAGCTACACCTGTCATTCCTATTCCTAATAAGGCATCTTTCTCGGTAGTCTTCTGCCAAGTAGAACGTAGGTAATGGAAGTCAGTATATGATGCCTGTAAGGTAGCGATAAATGCTGCTGTTGCAACTCTCTCGTTTAAGTCTAACTGATCCTGCACATCGCTCACGTTAACCTCTACCAAGTTACAGAACTGATTGGGTCTCAGAGCAATCTCACAACAAGGATTAGTTCCCCAATCTTTATCATTAGTAAAATAGAATCCTGGCTCTCCACTATTACTGGCTTCTACCTTTTTCCATAGTTGAATAAACCAATCTCTATCTGCTTTATCACGCTCAATAACTACACTATTATTGGCTCTACCACGCTGTGGATTAACTTCCCACCAATTGCCAAACTTGCACGTAAGCATCTCACTATCATCAGCACTAAATAGAGATATCATTGCTGATCTTCTGATGCCTCCTGCAAGTACACTGTCTGCAATGTGACATAGTATATCGTGACATTCAAGAGGAGTTAACTGCTCTCCATCCTCTTTCTGAGTTAGGATAGCTTTAACCTGAGCTAAACACACCTGTAATGGCTCAGGACCAGGAGCTACACCACCACTAGTCTTCAATGGAACACCTTTTTCTCTTATAGAACGAAAGTCAAATTTAGGTTCATACTTGCTTAACCCAAAGTATGCCTTCATCAAGGCTTTTAATGCATCTGCCCACCCCATGATGTCATCTGCAACTAAGAACTTCTTGCTCTTCTGTGGCTTGTAAATCTCTGGTAGCTTGCTAACGTGATGCTTCTGAACAGAGTAACCTACACCACAACCACTTAATAGTAGGAAGAAGGCCTCGTTAAATGCACGATAATCATCAATAGGCGTGTAACTACAATTAAACAGCTTGGCATTATTGGTCTCAATAGCCTTGCCAGCAAATTGTAGTGAACGCATAGATGGAAGAACCTTTTTATCCCTTACGAGGACGTAGGCTTTTTCAATCTGTCCCTTCATCTTAGGGAACTTTTTAATGTGCATTTGCATGTTACGATCAACGATCTCGTCCCATGTTTCTCTTCTGCCCAGCTGTGGGTTGTAGCGTG